TTTGGAAACTCTGTAGTATTGACCGAGGTTGTTATTCCTGACCATACCAATTATGATCCGTCAACAGGAACGATACCGCAAACAGATACACCGCATAATATCAAAGCATATCAAAGTCAGATGACAACTGCACAGCTAGAAACTGGCTTATATGGTATCGATAATTTTAACGCTAAGTTTGTATTCGATGGAGTTGTAACTAAGTTATGGCTAGTAGATGGTGCAGAGATCATCAGCATAGACAAAACATCAATCCAAGACGGCATCATCGTATGGAATGCAGTATGCCGAAAATAAGATTTAATAAGCAGTTAAAGCAATTAGAAGAAGCGGCGGATAAGATCATCAAGAAAAACGCGCTCAAATTCCATGCAGATATTGTTGGCGCTTGGCCTGTGGCATTAATCAATTCACAGGATTCTAAAGGAGCATGGATTAAACCTGTAAAAGAAGGGAATTGGTATGTGGTTAAAAACACAGCGCACTATTCGCCTATACTTTGGCAAGGACGTACTAATTCAGGTTCAGGCATGAGAGGGTCACTACAGTTGCCAATGGGCGGTAGCCCTATTTTAAACCGCACTGTGCAACGAATTAAAAAAGACTTCAAGGATATGTAATGAAAGACTTAAAGGTAAGCATTGAGCAATACATAAAAGACAACTGGACGGAAAGCCCTGTATTTTGGTTTGGTGTTGATTTTGACGCTTCAGGACTGACTGATTATGTACAGGTGAAAGTATTGCCGAGCGAAAGAAACATATTAGATTCCACATCATGCACTGAAGAGTTAGTGGTATTCCTAGAAGTGTTCGCATATTCAAACAACTACACAGAGACATTTGCCATGCTTGATAGATTTGCTACTATTATGAGAGCATCGCCTTTCGATTTCGATTCAGAAACAACATACGAATTTGGGTATCAAGATAATAACATTTGGTTCAATATATGGAGAACAAACATAAACGCGTATAATGATTTATAGCAAAAAGCTGTATATTTTTTATACAGATATTACGCTATAATGTGTACATACAAAATTTAAAAAGGTGAAAAAATGGCTGCAATTAAATTCCAAGAAATGACGTTCGAGATCAGCGCTGATGATATTACTTATACATCAATAGGCTGTGTCACGAACTACAGTTTAGACGGAGCTGGGCGTACAGAGATTGACGTTACATGTAATGATTCAACATCAAAAGAGTATATGTTCGGGCTTCGTGACTTCGGTTCACTTAGTCTTGATGTGAACTATGACCCTGACGGAGCAGGTTTAGCAATCGCTGAGGCTAGTTACGCAAGTGATGATAACTACTACTTTAAATTGGTTTATGCAAACCAAGTAACGCCAGTCACAGGAAGCGGAACAATCAAAGAGTTTCAAGGTGCAGTTATGAACATCAGTGACAGCGGTGCTATTGACGATAAAATATCAGGCACTATCGAAGTTAAAGTCTCAGGTGATATCACTAAGACACCAGCAGTATAAATAAAAAGGGGTTAAGATGAAAGAAAAAGGGTTTGAGTTCGGAGCAGGTAAGGCGACAGTAAAAGAGCTTACCGTTGGACAGATGAAGAAAGTAAAGGAAAAGCTGAAAGAGGATGATTTTGAAGCATCAATCTTGATGGCTGAGATGGCTACAGGCAAGGAAAGTGCCTTCGTAGATAGACTGACAATGAGTGAACTCAATACAATAGGTGATTGGCTTGCAAACCCAACTGACTGAGGACGAAAAGTTCTCTCTCGACCTATCAAAGCATTTAGGCATTAGCCTAAGTGACATTGATAACATGCCATACAGTGAATTCATTATGTGGTACAAATACAGCCTAGAAAAGCCGTTCAATACTATCGAGATAATGTTAGCTCAATTAACAGCTCTCACATATAACATAAATTCTAAAAAGCCTAAGACTACAATGGACTTTTTAGTGTCTATGCCTGAAAGCAAAAAAGAAGAGATACGTATGGAGACAATGCACAGGGGCTTGTTTAGAGATATAGAGAAACTGCAAAGGAACGGATAATGCCAGTAACTACAGAAGAAGAGGTAATCGTAAGGTTAACCGCTGACAATAAACAGTTAAAAGTAAAACTTGCAGAATCAGAAAGTGCGGCCAATAAAGCGTTAGGTGGAATAAAGAAAGCAGCCGTTGCGTTAGGTGGTATCTTTGCAGGGCGCGCTCTTATCAACAGCCTAAGATCAACATCTGCCGAAATGGATAAGATAGGTAAAACAGCATCAAGACTAGGCATCGCTACAGACAAGCTGTCCGGGCTACAATTCGCGGCAGAGCAAAGTGGTGTAGCCGTAGATACTCTAAACATGGCACTGCAAAGACAGACAAGACGTATTGCAGAAGCAGCGCAAGGAACAGGAGAAGCAGTAAAAGCCATAGACGAGCTGGGTCTTAGTGCGGAACATCTTAACTCACTATCCCCTGATGAGCAGATGAACGAGATTGCAGATGCTATGGAGAACGTGACTAATCAATCTGATAAAGTTCGTCTAAGTATGAAATTGTGGGATTCTGAAGGTGTCGCTCTAGTCAATATGCTAAAGGGCGGAAGCGCAGCATTACAAGCATATCACCGTGACGCAGTAGCACTTGGAATAGCTATGGACGAGTCTATGATTAGAAAGGTAGAGGCAGCAAATGATGCTAACAATAGGCTCAGTAAGTCTTTTAGCGTAGTAGGAAAGGTTTTAAACGTACAGTTAGCCCCTTATATCATCTTTGCCGCGAATAGCATTGTAGAGCTTATTAGAGAGTTTCAGTTAGGTGCAAAATCATCTGATATATTTGGAACTATAATTGAAGGTGTTGCTAGGGGATTTATTATCTCTTTCAACGCTATGCAAACAGCTATCGATGGCTATAGGGTTGCATGGTCAGGAGCTATGCTACTACTAGAGGAAACAAAAGCATTTTTTAATCTTGAAAGCGATATTAGTGCAGCAAGACAAGCTTTTGAACAAATGGCAGTTATAGCAGAAGAAAGTTCTCTTACTCTAATAGAGTCAATAATGGGGACCGATCAAGCCACCTTAAACCTTCTTGCTTCAATAGCAGAGATTAACGCAAAGTTCGCAAAAGTAAAAGTAACAGGCGCAGATGCTATGGTTACAATAAAGGACTCAACAGAAGATGCAGACGAAGCCATAAAAGCAACAGGCGACACAATAGGAAGCAGTATTACGTCAGGCTTTCGTCAGGCAATGGATGGCGCACTAGACTTTAAAGACCTTATAGGTGCAATGGTTAAAGATGTTGTGGCTCAACTGATTAAAATATTAGTGGTGCAGAAAGCTATCGGGGCTATATTTGGAACTGATACAGGAGCTATTTCTGCATCAGCAGGTACGGTTTCGGTAGCAGGAGCAGCAGCAACGGGCGGGATAATAAAAAAATCAGGCTCATACTTAGTCGGTGAAGATGGCCCCGAAATAGTAACACTTCCTGCTAATTCAAATGTAATACCAAACGGAGGAGATGCCACTTCGAGTGCAAGTGCATCAACGGTTGTTAATATTATCAATAATTCAAACTCAGAAGTAAGCGCCCAAGAAGATGAAAACGGGTTAACAGTCCTTATCGAAGCGGTATCAAACTCAATAGCTTCAGGCATAACAAGACGCACTAACCCAGTAAGCGGTGCAGTCCAACAAATGATTAATCAAGGGAGATAAAGATGGCTAGAGCGTTTCAAGACTATGCAAGCTCAGGAGAGCTATTAGAATTATACATAGGCGGTATTCAGCCTGCCCATAAAATACTTACATCACTAGGCGTTACAAATGCTATATCAGAGCCGAAAGATGAAGTGTTATTTACTCCTAAACTATCAGCCCCTACAGCAGTCGAAGGGCTTATGTTCTATGATGATGAGCATCACACACACGCATCTTATACTGATATAAATGGGTACATACTTCATCATGGTATAGATAATATTATTAGGGTAATAAACAAGACAGGTATTGCCATCGCAAAAGGGAAAGCCATTAGAAATGGTGGTATTGATGTAACATCAGGGCAGATAAAGGCAGTAATGGCAAAAGCTGATTCTTTGGCTACTGCATTTGTAATAGGGTTCACCGTAGAAGAAATACCTATTGACGGAGAGTCAATAGTAGTAAGTGGCGGACACGTTCCAAATATAGACACATCGTTACTGTCATTAGCTACTATATTTCTAAGCGATACGGCAGCAGGAGAAGTCGTGCACACGCCACCCGATATTGCATCAGCATTAGGAACTGTTCAGGAGGTAGGTGCAAGCGGCGCTTTCTTTGTCAAGATTGATAACCTTATCACTTACCCAGCATCACATGGATATCTAAGAGGTCAGAATACTCCATTGTATCAATTGCTTACAGGAGTCAAGCAAGACATTGCAAACTTTATAGACATTGAAACTATCATCCTCACGGGGAATAAGCTCACTGGTGAACTTACAGGATCGCTTGGAGGTTCGTATGTGATTGACTTTACAGCCATTGCTACATTCCCATCGCTTACATCAACAAGGACGCTATTTTTTGAAGTGTATAATGTTACCCAAGATATAATTGAAGGTGCTTTTCCAAAGAACATCCCAAGAGATGCAACAACTGACGGGGTTTCATTCACTGCACCGGTGCAACTGTTAGCCGCAGATACATACAAGATTAGAGTATATGCAGACGTAGACATTGACATTTCATTGACCAACTGCGCCTTTATGCTAACTTCAAGACACTTGGGATAAAGCATGTCTTTATCCCAAGAACTGCACGAGATATATTCATCAAACGTATTAGACGTAATGGCTTATGATACTATTGAGCTAAGTCATTCTTTGTTCACTAAATCGTATTATTTTATACAAGACAACGTATCACATAATTTACAGTTAGAAGATTCAAGTATAGTAGAGTTTGAACCCTTTGGATTTAGTATAAACCTTCCTACTAAGGGGAGCAATCAGCAGGACATGGGGCTAGTGTTTGAAAATGTCGGTCAAGTGCTTATGAAAGAACTTGAATTGGCAGCAGGCAATATCAAAGAGAATATCATCTGTACCTACAGAGTATATATTGATGGAAGCGATTTGCAGCAGAACGATTCGCACATATTAGGTCTGACAAACATCACAGCGACACCATTTAACATTACTGCCAACGCTTCACGTATAAGCCTATATGATCGCTTCGTACCTGCTAAAAGATTCGAGCCCCAAGTATTCATTGGAATATCGTGATAGACAAAATAAACGAGGTCATCGGGAAACCATACGACAAAGATACTTTTCATTGTTGGCATCTCGTGATGGAGTTACAGCCAAAAGCACCAAGCATAGACACTATAGCTTCAAGAATGTCAGCCGCACGCCTTATGAATGATGAGGTATATTCAGGTGTTACAGAGACAGACACACCAAAAGATATGGATATATGCTTGCTTGGAAACAGAGAAGGTGTGTTTCATCATGCAGGTATTTATTTTAAAGGCATGATTATACACGCAGATATGCCGTCTGTTCGTGCTGAAAAATTAGATATAATATTAAAGAAGTATAAATATAAAAGGTTTTTCACTTGCGAGTAATAACAGTACCTAATTTACTAGAACCTGAAAAGTCTTTTGTTAATGAGCACGACTTTAACAGTGTCATAGATTACCTTTTATTCCAATATCCTGACGGATTCAAAGTTCCTCATGTAATCTATTACAACAATAAGAAACTAGAAGTGGATGATTACGATATAAAATGCGGTGATAATGATTTTATAACGATTGCATTTAGTCCTGCCGCTCCTTTGATTGCATTCGTAACTCCATATCTTATCAACTTCGCAATAGCAGCCGCTGTTTCTTATGTAATTGGTGAAATATTCAAACCTGACATTCCGAGCGGCGCCTTATCTTCTGACCAAAAATCACTTGGGCAACAATCAAGCGTTTACAATCTTAACAGTAATCAGAACGTTACGAGACTAGGACAAAAGAGACCTATATTATATGGACGTACACGTTCCTATTTCTCTCTCATTGAACAACCATATTACAGATTCAAAGATAACGAAATGTTTCTTTATCAAATGATGGCTGTGTCAGAAGGTGATGCAATCATTGAAGAGTTGCTAATTGCCGATACACCAGAAGAAGATTTGGGAACAGAAGATGTTGTTTATAAATCATATCAAGAAGATTCCTTTTCAGCAGGAGTAATAAAAGCAGATGTATTAAGTTTATTTGGTGATGATGATTATCACATGAGAGTTAAGACGTTGCCAGAAATAAGCGGATTGGAATTAAGGGGAACTCCTGCTTCTTCTTTCTTCCGCGGGTATTTTAGCGGCAGCGTAATAACATTTCAGATATTAAGCACTGGTGACTATCCTGATTTAACAAGCCTTGTAAACGGGAGCACAATTGTAATAAGCAATAGCGATAGTAATGATGGCACTTATTTAGTTGACACAGCTGATGACATAGCGCACACAATCACAGTTCAGTCAACCACGTTTGTGACTGAGCCAAGTTCTTCTGAGATAATAGCCTCAGAAGTTGGAGCAACTATCTTCTCTAACAATAACTATATAAGAGAATTTGAAATACCAAACACAGTATTTACAAATATAATAGTAGGTAATTATTACAGCATATCGTTTGGAAGCACAATATATGATGATGTTCTATGTACAGGAAAAAGTGAAGTGGCAAACGGACTCTACCATACATACTTCAATAAAATCTTCTCAGTTGGAACAAATACAGAAGTAATAACTCTTACTAATAATAGTTCTTTATTTAATGCTGAGTTCCAAACATCATACGGTGCCTATACGCTAGAAAATATACCATCAACATTAGACAGCGTAGAGATAGACGTTGAATATCCAAGAGGCGTATATAACTCTGATGCAAGCGGTAACTTCACAGACCGTGAAATATCACTAGAATACAAGATGATCGGAAGCCTTGAGACAAATTGGAGCAACCTGAACACTGCACCTGATGCAGGGTGGCCAGCAGGGACAACAGAGCAAGCCAAAGACAATACGCCATTGAGACGCAGCTATAACCTGCCTATTCCTGACGGTCTTACCGATGATGTTCCATTAAAGATACGACTCAGAAGATCATCTGCAGAAGTCGCAGACATTAAATCTCAAGACCAAGCAATCGTAACGCGCGTTAAATCAATCTACAACGAGCCTGACATTACAGCTTATGGAAACATGACAATACTGTGGGTTAGAGCTAAGGCTTCTAACGCTATTAGTTCAGCAGGTCAATTTCAAATAAATGGATGGGTGACACGCACAGATGTAGCACCTGACTTAACGAGTGTTATCACAGATCTATATACTAATACAGATTATGGAGCAGGGCTTAATGGCACTGACTTAGTATTGCCAACTATGAACGCACCTGAGACTATCGACAGCGCAACAGATACTGGCTTTGTAGAAGTTACAGCGGGCACATATTATGGGATAGATGATACAGGTTTGCCGTGCCCACCAGGAGGTACAAAAGTAGCTGTGTTTTGGGATAGTGTAAAAGTTCTTGATTCTATATGCGTCGATTCAGCAGACCCATCAGGGCAAGGATATTTAGCGAATACCATATATTTATCTGATGTAGATAATTGGTATTACATGATTGAAACGGAAATGGATGCTTTCTTTGTTGATTCTAAAGTAAGGAGATTTAAATATCTTGATTCTTCTAACTATGTTGAGTTCAACGGTGCAATAGATACTAAAATCACAGTCATGGACGCCATAAGAATGATTGCTAAGGCTGGGCGATACAACGTATACCTTGACGGGCAGAATGTGAAAGTCAGAAGAGACGAGGTTCAATTAGTTAGAACAGCACTCTTTAACGAAACCAACATGATAAAAGATTCCTTCAAGCTCGACTATCTATTTGGTGAGGATGACGGTTATAACGGTGTATCTGTTAAGTACAGAAGCCCTACTGACTTTAAAGAGGATGTTGCTACGTTCCCATCAGATGCAACAAACCCTGAAGTGTTAGAGCTTATCGGATGTACTGACCAAGTGCTTGCATTAGCAGAGGCTACTTACGGATGGCTACAAAAAGAGAGCAGACGCAAAGTAGCTTCTTTCTCTACCGACATTCAAGGGATTTTGCCAAACTACCTTGATCGTATCGGGGTAACGCACAATACGCCTGAATGGGGACTATCATCTAATGTCGTAGCAGTTAACGGAAATCAGATAACTATTAACTGCCAATTATTTGGAAGCGATGAAGAGTTGGGGATATGTACGGATGAACTAGGACTATGTGCAGATGTATTCTGTAAAGGGTTTAGCGAAAACTTGGATTATGACACAATCATTTTCAGAAATAAAGACGGTTCAGTAAGTGACATATACAGCTTTACGATAATAGGACGTTATGATATTGTGTTAGACCAAACACCACCTATATGGTTGTACACTGGATATGATTACGATAAGACACCATTTTCTATAGGTGTGTCAAATAAGTTTGTGAAGGACTATATCGTTACAGAGATAGCCCCAAGAGGAAACAATGTGATTGACATAAAAGCCATTAACTACGACCCAACTGTTTACGAGCCAGTTCCATTAGTTGATGGATTTGATAATATCTTAGTAGATGGAGCAGGCAATGAGCTTTATTAGATATAATTGGTATAACAAAATGAAGGAAGCATAATGGCAGCATTGATTGATTATCCGTCCAATTTGCCTTGTCCTAACCTATCAGGCAACTCACCAAAGCCCGGAAGCGTTGCATACATATCTGAATTTGATATAGGCATCAGAAAGCGAAAGAGATACTGCGGTACTTATCAGATAGGTCTAGTTTTCATTATGCGCTCTAAAACACAGATGCAAGAATGGAAAAACTTCTTTTATACAACCCTGAATAGTGGCGTAAAGACTTTCAACGCAGATTTTGAGATTGAAGGCAACACCGATATAAAAGAGTTTAGATTTTTCGATGGGTACGAACCAATAGCGTTAGGTGCTGGAAAGTTTAGAGTAACAGCAACATTTGATATGTTGACTTCAATAAAGGATTTATAATGGCGTTAACATGCGGAATTGGCGGGAGTACGAACGCAGAGACAGTCGCACAAATAAACCAAAATACATCAGACATAGCTACAAAGATAACAAAAGTATCAGGCGGCACAGAAGATAACGTAACAACATTAACAGCAGATGGTCAAGTGCAAGACAGTGGCGCATCAATAGCAGAAATACGTGACACAGACACACACACGGACGGTTTAATTAACGGAGTGTACACGTTAGCAGAACGTGCAAAACTTGCAACTTTAACGCCCGTATCAGAAGATGTTAGAAAAATCATATCGCAGGATTTTGTATTCACAGCAGCAGGCGGAGAGACTTCGCTATCAGGTGCAGACGACAACGGGTATGTGCTAGACCTGAACATACACGATATGGCAGGCTATAAAGACGGGGCGAAGTTGCACACTTCAGATGATATACAAACTGTCAATGATGGCAAAGTAGATTTAACGGTGGCACTTGGAGCGGGAGAAAAAGTAATCATTCATACAAGTGATTATCAACAGCCTTCCGATTTTAAGATAGAGTATTCAATGGCAGCCCTTAAAGTGCTTGACAGTAGCGCATACATAAAAGACTTTGCCCGTCCATATAACCATGCAATAGCCAACGCCTCAAACTTTATCAACCTAACCGGCACTCAGAAGGTGCCTTATGACATATTGCATGACCTAGCCGCAGACAGCAAAAAAATAGCAACTTCTGTTGATGTAGGATGGACGGATAACCTAGATAATACCTACACAGGCTCAACAGTTACGGGTGATATTGTCGGAGTATCTACAGACACATCGGGAACAGTAAAAGTAACAATCACATTA